GTCACAAGGCCATTGATGGTGGGGTATATCCAGAAATCTATAACGATATGCTTCTAAAAAAGTATTGTACGGCTCTAATTAAGAGACAGTGGGGAGCAAATCTAATTAAGTACGCAGGAATGCAACTTCCGGGCGCGACAGTATTTAATGGTCAGCAGCTTTTCTATGATGCTTCTATGGAAATAGAAAAGATAGAAACAGAAGTATATTCCAAGTGGATGCTTCCAGATATGCCGATGATGGGATAAAATATGGCTACAAATCCCTACTTTAATAACATTCGGTCAAAGAATGAGCAGAATCTCTTGGAAGATCTGGTCATAGAATCTATCAAAATTCATGGAATGGATATGTATTATCTTCCAAGAATAATGGTAAACTTTGACAGGCTCTACGGAGAAGCAACGATCTCGAAGTTTCTAGAAGCAAAGCCAATAGAAATGTATCTTGAAAATGTAAATGGATTCTCTGGTGAGCAAGATCTACTTTCTAAGTTTGGACTAGAAGTAAGAGATAATGCTCTTTTTTCTGTTTCCAAGAGCAGATTCCAAGAAGAAACTTCCATGAAAAGACCAATGGAAGGCGACCTTATCTATATGCCTTTGACCAAGGGAATCTTTGAAATCACTTATGTAGAGCATGAAAGCCCTTTTTATCAGTTGGGAAAGAACTACGTTTTTAAGATCAAGGTTGAACTCTTCGCTTTCAACGATCAAGAATTCTCTACAGGAGAACCGGAAATCGACAAGATTGCAGAGGATTCGAACTACTATCTCTTTGCAGATATCACTGGTGCTTCTGGATCATTCGCAGTAGATGACCTTGTATATCAGTATGCAAACGGAAGCAATACAGGATCTTATGCAGATGCAGACGCCAAGGCGAAGGTTATTGGTGTGTCAGGCAGCAGAATCAAGCTAGATTACATTGTCGGTGAATGGAATAAATCTGATCTCTTTGCAAGATACCTAACAAAGAGTCCTACTTCTTATGCTCAGATCACAGACATTAATCATACAGTAGATTTTGATGATTACGATGATAATAAGCCGCTGGAAACAGAGGCAGACAATACCTTGAACTTCAATGAAAACAATCCATTCGGAAGCTATTAATTGCTAGAACACTACGATCATCAAATTCTCAGAAAGGTTATTGTTGGTATAGGAACACTATTCAACAACATCTATCTTTCTAGATATGATTCCAGTAACGTAGAACAGTTTAGAGTTAAGGTTCCTCTTGCGTACGCACCTAAGCAGAAGTTTGTTGTTCGTGCAAGATCAGCAAATGAAGATCTGGTAAACAACGTAAAGATGTTCATTCCTAGAATGGCGTTTGAGATGAAGAGCATCTCTTATGATGCAGGAAGAAAGAACCCTTCTACTAATATCGGTGCTTTTGATAAGGACTCGCAGAATCTAAAGTATAGATTCACACAAGTTCCTTACTTTATTAACTTTGATTTGCATATTGTTTGTAGAGAAACCCAGGACGCACTCCAGATAATAGAACAGATTCTACCTTATTTTACTCCAGATTTCTCCTTTACTATCAAAACAATAGGTGTAGATTCTACTATTGATATTCCGATTTCTCTTGTTTCTACTGTATTCGACGAAGAATACGAAGGAGACTTTGAAAAAATCAAGGTATTTACTGCTACACTTAGTTTCAGAGCAAAGGCTTCTCTGTTTGGACCAACAAAGCAATCTAAGGTAATTCTGGAATCTAAAGTTAACTTTAAGGACGTATTCGCGTCAGACTTCTCTTCTGTATCTCTTGGTGCAACAGGTGTGACATTTGAGACTATGATATTTACTGTAACTGGTGGAGCAACCGCAGGAAACATTGGAGACCCAGGAACGATTGATTCTCAGTATATTTTATGGGACGACTAAAAATGAAAGATTCAGAAGATAAGATTTCCAAATCTTTGAATATAAACAAAAAACTCTCAGACTCCGTAAGTTCTACTCTTGCTAAGATTCAAGAAATAGAAACGAACATCAAGAAGATAGATATCGTAGACCAGGATTATGAAGAAACCAGACAGAACCTTCGTGATCTTATCGATATGTCTAAAAAGACTCTGGAGTCTATGCTAAATTTGGCAGATGGAATGGAGAATCCAAAAGCATATTCTGTAGCTGCCGAATTGTTAAGAACAGCAATTGACGCTAATTATAGACTTATGGAATTGCATAAGTTAGCCAAGTCTACTCAAAACGAGAAGGTACAGAAGGCTACTAATATAACGAATAACTCTATTATTGTTTCTAATACCAAAGATGTTATGGAAATGATTAAGCAAAGCAAGATTAATAAGAAGGAAGAAGATGGAAGCGGAAAAGAAAAAAATTGAAGATACTGTTTTGAGTAACAAAGACTACTACACCGGCAATGGAAACATTAAAAAAGCCGGAGTAGAGATTCAGTATTCTCAGGATCAGATTGATGAACTGGTGAAATGTTCGAACGATCCTGTATACTTTATCAAGAACTATGTAAAGATCGTTACACTAGATAAAGGTCTCACAGACTTCGATATGTATGACTTTCAGGAAAGAATCGTGTCTACTATTCACGATAATCGATTCACCATCTGTAAAATTCCGCGCCAGTCGGGCAAGTGCGTAGAAACTAATACTCTTGTCACGGTTCGTAACAAAAAAACAGGAAATATAGAGAAGATAACTGTAGGGAATCTGTTCGATAGAATTCAGAATAAATAATAACAAATGGAGAGTATTTAATATGTCTAAGAAAGAATTGGCTACTTTGGTTTCCCCACTCGGCGACAGAGTTCTCGTCCGCAAGGATAAGTTCGAAGAACGAACAGAGAATGGAATCTATCTTCCTAATGAAATTAGATCTTCTACAATTTTTGGTGAAGTTGTTTCAATATCAACAAAAGTCCTTAAAGAAGATAATTACGCAATTAAAGTAAAAGACAGAGTGATGTTTTCTTACATGAACTCTATACCTGTAAATGTGGATGGTTCAAAAGACTTATTTGCAGTTCCAGTAGAGGATATTGTCGCCGTTATCGGGTAATAAATGGATTCGGAAACCCCAAAGAAAAGAAATATAACAGATTGCAAGTGTTTAGACTGCGGAGAAACTTTCAAATCTAACAGTCTTGCTATTCACTTGATTAAAAAGCATGGGTACAAGAACTCTGAAGAATATAAACTAAAACACGGACTAATAAAAACAGAAGAAGAACTTCTCTCTGAAGGTGCCGTCACTTGTGCTATATGCGGAAAGGTCTCACACGATCTAGCCGGGCATATTTTTAAGAGTCACGGAATCAAAGTCCAGGAATACAAAGACACCCACGGAACCCCAATAAGAAGTGAGTCATATCTAAAGAATCAGTCGGAGAGATTTTCTGGTGAGAACAACCCAGGATTCGATCATTGCGGCAAGCTTTCTCCTTTCTCCGATAATTTCATAGGAAAGACGAAAAAAGAAGACGCGATCAAGAAATCTAGAGAATCTAGAAAAGGATCGGTGGATTTGCCTTATGAATAAGTTTATAGAATCTCTGGAAAACTCAGACTACGAGGTTCTTACAAATGACGGATTTCAAGACTTCGGAGGAATCTCTAAAACGATTCCGTTCGAAGTTTATCATTTAAAAACAGAGTCAAAGAATCTCTATTGTGCAGATAATCATATTGTCTATGTAAAGATAGATGCAGAAACCCTCAGAGAGTGTTTCGTCAAAGATCTTTCTCCTGGTGATGAAGTAGTCTGCGAAGAAGGTTTTGAGCAAGTAGTTTCTGTAACAAAAACAGACAGAACAGAGAATATGTATGACTTGTCGGATGTAAAAGGTGGAAATACCTACTTTTCCGATGGAATTTTATCACATAACACTACTACTATCATTTCTTATGTTCTCTGGTCTGCTATTTTCCAGCCAAACCAGAACATCGCTATTCTTGCTAACAAGGCAACAATTGCTAATGAAATTCTTAACAAGTTCAAGATATCCTACGAAAAACTTCCAAAATGGATGCAACAGGGTGTAGTAGAATGGAATAAGACTTCTATTCGTCTTGAAAACGGAAGTCACGTTCTGGCTGCACCTACGTCTGGATCTGCTATCCGAGGTGGAACATATAATTGCGTTTCTGGTGATTCATCGGTAACAATAAAGATAGATGGAGAGGTTATAAATTGTAATATAAGTGAAATACCAAGTATTATAAATAATAGTATGCAAATTCATCCAAGTTTACCTACAGGTT